CCCATTGCTGAGTGTATATGTATGGCTATTGGATACTTAGTTCTATAACTGAATATCTTATCAAAAGTTGCTTGAAGAGGCTCGAAATTAACAAACCACCACGCTAGGGGCACAAGTACAAGTAAGTTCATGTGCCCAAAGATAGTGCAATTATTTAGAATGGCAAATCATCATCTGTAGCTTGTGCTATAGGAGTAGGTGATAGTTCTGCACGTTTGTAAGGTGGTGTGAACTGAGCACTAAAGTACTTAAGTCCTGTCTTACTTTCTTTGAGCCATAGAGCTATCTCCATCTCTTCATTGTTTACCATTACCTTACCCTTGTAGTGTGGGTGAGTTTCAGCAGTACGCTTATCATTCTTAAAGATAGCACCTGAATTGTTCTTTGTTTCCATTTTACTTAATTAGATTTATTACTATTATTACTCCCGTTACATATCCAAAGGCTAACGCGAACGCCATTTTTATTCTTTCAATCCAAAGTTTTGATTCTACCATATAACCCGCAAATGGTAACCCAATGAACGGCGCGATGAAAGCAAAGAATATCATTCCATAAATGTTTGCTTCCGATACACTCCGAATATAAAAGGTCGAACAAATTTCGATAATTAACGCGCTTAAAAAGATTATTATATTTTTCATTCTGTTCATAGTTGTGTTATTAATTGGTTATAATACTCTCTGCATTGTTCTACCTTGAGCTTAATCTGCTCTATCACCTCATCATCCCTTTGTATTACAAAAGTCTTTACTCTCTTAGCATCAGGGATATGGTCAAAGCTGTGTTGCTTCTGCACCTGGTCTCTTAAGTCCAGGCTCTCCTCCATTAGCCCTAACTTATAGTGAGCACTCTTTACCTCCTGCTCTACTATGGCATGGGGTGTATTGGTTAGGCAGTAGCATAACAGTGCCTCTTGTTTATCAGTTAGCCACATATACCCTTGAAGCTGGTAGTAGTAATCTTTATTAGGAGACTCAGTTTCAAACCATGGGAACGTGCTACCACTCCATGAGTTTTTAACATCTATTAGCACCTGATCAGTAACCACATCAGGAGTACCTGTAAGCCAATCATTACTATAGTTCTTATCATTCTTAAACAGAAAGCCCTTATCTAGCACTTCCATGACGAACCCTAAGCACATATCCTCACACTCATTACCCTTATCAGTATACTTAGAAGTAAATTCTTTTCGTATCCCATAAACGTGTCCCAGGGCTAGGCCCTGGATATACGTCTTAGTTGTTTGCGATAGTACCTCCGCTTTAGTTTTGGAGGAAGTCATTATCTTACCTATGGAGCTGCATCTTATCTTCATTGTACTAGGAGTAAAGCCTTCTGCTGAAGGTCGGTTAGGTCAAAGCTATCTTTTAACTTCTCTACAGAATACTTACCATCTGCTATAGCTACTAGTGCATCATCAAATCTCTCCATACTAATCTTAGGCTTAGCAGTTGCAGCCACATGGCCATCATCATCTGTAGCTTGTAAAGTTAGCAGGCTCTGAATGGTGTACCTCCTAAAGTAAGAGATTTGACTGCCCTGCTTCTGAGCATCTAAGCTAAGGTCTAAGGTCATACAGCTAGAGATACTAAAGCCTGTGTATATGCATACAATTTGAGTACATACACTACCATTTTCTATAGGCTGTAGCAAAAGTAGATCATGCTGTAATAAAATAGGCTCAACAGTCTCTAAGATAGAATTGATATCTGCATAGGACTTTTTAAAGTGGGGGTTAGTAGCGTTCTTATGTACCTTACCTATTAGTTGTTTGGCTTGGTGAAGCCTTACATAGAAGGGAGCAGGATGCTGCTCAACCTCCTGAGGCTTCTCAGCCTTAGTTGTTTTTTCCATTGGTTTGTAGTTTAATTGTTTACAAATATACTAAATTTAATCTATATTCACATTATTTTCTAAAATAATTTCTCTCAGCTTCTCTCTCACCTCATACATCTCCTCTTTACCATTGTACTTGTACTCACTTCGTAACCACTGATCCATCTCTACAAGTGCCATGTAATAGTTGAAGCCATTGGTAGCAAAGTCAAAGTCCTCCCTATCCTCAGGTAGGTTATATTCTAGGGTAGCTTTCATATTATTGTGTCAACTTTTACCACTTATCTTTTATCGTTTTGTTTTTATACTTCGCCAAAGGTAGTTAATTTTTATAGTTTTGGCTAAATATATCATACCACTCCACAAAGCTATCAAATTCCTTAGCCACATAGTATATCCCTCCTGCTCTCTCTATATTCTCCTGGTATCTCTTCTGAGCTTCACTCATCCTATCCTTACCAATCTTTACCTCTATCTTCACTGACTTACCATAGATGGTAGCAGATATATCAGCTGAGCCTGGGGTGCTAGTGCTTTTGGTCCATGTTACCCCTACTATCTTACCACAGGTAGCCCTCTTAGTTCTAGCCACTCCCATAGTATTAATACGTTCAGCTTGGTGGTCACTGTAGTTAAGAAAGTCACAGATACATCTAGTGAGCCCATTAGCTGTGCTGTCAGTGTAGACAGTAAAGGGTACTACATGACCTGGTGCTGATGGGTACCTGTATGCCATGTACTTAGTCTCTAGTGCTCTGAGTAGAGCTTTGTTTGCTTTGTTCATATCCTACTAGCTTTATCTGTTAATTCGTCCCATATATCAGTAGTATCAGGGACCACTGCACCTTCTTTGCTGAGCTCAAAGTATCTACCATGGTTATCTCTATTGGTTGTAAACTTAAGGTCCTTGTATTTACAGTACTCTTTTATCCATTTGTGGAATCTTTTAGTATCTAAGTCCTTATATCCTCCTGTCTCATTCTTAAACTTCTCGAGGCTAGTTGAGTTGTATAGCCTTGTATTTAGTTCTAAGCCATTATCTATAACAAATTCGTAGAAGTCCTTGCACGTAGCTTGTATCAGCCTCTTAACGTCTGCATTTATAGGTATAGTCTTAACTAGCCCTGCCTTCATAAACTGCTGTAGGTTATTAATCATGTAGTTATCAAACACATGCCACTCATCCTCATTCCACTCATCGAAAAACAATTTTTTGTACAAATCCTGTGGGCTATTGGTAGCATTGAAGTACTGAAAAAACTCCACCTCATGCCTTCTCCTATCATGGCTACCACCTGCACCACTTATCACATAGTTGGTAGTAATCACTATCTTAGGGCTGTGCTCAAAGGGTATAAATATCTCATCTTTGTTTTTTCTATTCACAGTAATACCTTCTGATATTAAACTAAATAGCTGCTCAAAGTCAAAGTTCTTTTTTACATCATCAAAGGCCAGTATCTGACTATCTACATTTACCCTTTGATATACAAAGTCACTCTTTGCAGGGTTAAAGGCTTTGCCGTCAATTTTAATCAAGTTTCTAATCTTACCTATGGCAGTAAGCACTAAGCTCTTACCACTGCCCCCATTAGGGTTATCATCTATCTCCTGATCATTAAAGATAATTGCCTTTTGATCAGCCTTATCTTTGTGAGTATGTAGCAGGTACCCAATAGTACATTCTAGTGATCGTATCCTACTTACATCATTCGCACATATTTTGCTTATGAAGTCTCTAAAGTCATTCCTACTACCACTACCTGGTGTGTAATCTCTTTGAATGATATGACTATCCCAAATGTACCCCTCTATATCAATGTAGGGTACTATCTCTATATTAGTCTTACTTACCTTTACTACTCCATTTCTATAGGGTAGGTAGCTAATATCCTTTGTATCATCAAGCATTAAGAACTCTATGCTATCTATCATGGTAAGATGGTTATCTGTAAAGAGGTAAGGGCTCTTACAACAGTAGTTCCATACATTAATCTGTTTTTTAGTTTTCAGGTAGTCAAGTATATAATCTTTAATTTTCTCTACACTAGACAGGGATACCTTATTTTCTACTACTCTTACAAGTGTAGACTTATGGGCACCTTCATGGTAATATCTAGCAAATCCATTTTTAGTTAGGAAGGCAGTGTATAAATCAGGCTCTATGCAAATTCCCTTTTTGTCTACCTTCCAAAAAACTTCTTCACTATTAGCTACTTCCTTATTAATATCGGCTACTACCTCAGAAGATACATCAAGCTGCTTTACAATATCTTCAGGCTTAATACCATCCCTTATTTTTAGCTTAACTTTATCAATAGTGGCATTATCTTCAAAGTATTTGCTGTTAGGCAGGGCTTTCTTATATCCACTTCCTACAGCTATTCTTATTTCATTTTCAGTAAAGCCATCCTCAGCATATTGTATAAGGTAATTTTTAGCAGTGGTAACATCTATACCATACTCACAGAAGCAGGAAGCCACTTTGAATATCCAATTATTCCTACCTGCCCTAAAATCACCAAAATTAAACTTCATTATTAGGCCTATAATCTTATCATCATTGGTAATAGATAGCACTGGTACCCTCTCAAATGAGCTGAAGCCTGCATCCTGTGTAATATCAGTGTACTCTAAGGCCTTGATATTAATATATGCATCAGTGTCATAGCTCTCAAAGCATACCCTGCTCACATTAGCACTACTAGGATCAAAGTACTCACTATCTATGTGCTGTTGGTAGGCCTTAAATCTTCTTTTGTGCTCAGCTTTATCACAAGCAGGTATCTTAATTACACATTTGAGCCCATTACCACTAGGAGAAGTGAACAGCATATAAGTGTATGGTGAGCTTATTAGCTTAGCACGTTCAGCTTCCATTACTTCTAGGTTAGGGTAATCATCAAAATCAGTAATACAAAGCCCTGAGTGCTGTATTAGGCCATTATCATTACGTTCACTAAAGGTGCCATTGAACATAATAGCTCGTAGTGACTTTTTTGTCTTATCATACTCCTCATGCCCCTTATCTAAAGCCCTAATTTTTTCTATTTTTTGTATTAATTCAGGGTATCCTTCTTTTATCCTGTAATATACCTC